TTATATTTGCCAAGGATTCTGATTGGGGTCATAACTCCGCATGAATGTAGAAACTACTATATCTGAAACAGGCTTCTTGTCTGGTCCTAATTTTCGTGGAATCTGAGGATTGATTTTAAGGCGAGAAGCATCCCTCAGCCAAAGAATCGAAGTTTCATAGTCAGTGATACGAGCTTGGCTCACATTATTAGGTGAAATCAGTTTATGTAGTTCGTACACTGCTATCCTAAGTATGTGTTTCTTCAAATTACCATTACGAGGATCATGCAAGATGATATTGAAATTTTCTTTCAATTCATCTGCATTAGGATTAATGACCGGATAGAAGACTTCGCCATTATATTCCACATACTCGGTAGAGGACAACTCATAGGTGTTAATAGAGGGGTCATACGAGCCGATTAAGCCCCAATTGTCGTTGTCGTGAGGGTTTGTATTCCAGTCTGTATTCTCTTGGCTTATAAGGGCGTAAAACAGACCATTGTAGCTTACCACTTCCCACGGCATATATGTCATATTCACAATCCAAGGAGCTGCGTCAACTTTTTCCCAACCGTTAACACCCGGTGCTCTAACATTATCATAGTCAATGCCGTTATATTCTATGCACTGGAAAAATGTATTGGCAAATCGTACAATGTCCCCCGGCATATAACTACCGCGCTGAGTATAAAATGGTACGGCTTCTTCATCTTGAATGAGTCCGTTGAATTCCATCCAGTATTCCAAATTGGCTGGAGCTTTGTAACCATTGATAGTCCGAATAGTCTTGTAAATTTTACCATCGTGATAGAAATGGGCTCCGACAGGATAAGTAATCTGTCGATTGTATTCAGCAAGATTCTTGCCCACCTCCAAGGCTTCTTCGACCATATAATTCTCGGTCAAATATTCCAATATGGATTCTTCAGCGGCTTCTTCCGCCTGTGCCAGACGTATCTCCTTGTCACGAATTAGCTGGCCGAGTGCTTCTTCAGTGACAATGCCCAAATAGTCTGCGTTATTTAGAAATCGTTTATACATTATTAATACCCAAAATCGCCATATATCGGTGTGTGAACAGTAGATATACCATAAGTTCCATGACGCTGGAATTTATTCCATGCCTGAGAGAGCAACAAACAAATCGCATAATCCAGAGCATCTGAAAGGTGTCCGTACTTTTCATATTTGATGCCCAGTTTTGGATCAGTTACTTTTGACTTATTTTTAGTACCATCTTCATTTTTCTTCTGATAGATTAAGTCTTCAGTCAAGCGTCTACATCTCATATCAATTTGTATTTCCCATCCTTCATAGCCTGTCAAGAGCTTGTTGATAAAATCCAGTCGCGCCACCTGAGACGGTTGTTTTGACAGTAATTTTTTTTGTGCTCTTAATGCCGGATTCAAATGAGATAAGATAATTGTATAGTTGTTAACCCCTTCCTCAGTCTGAGTGGAACGCGCAAGACCAGCAGGGTCTCCAGTTACTAATAGACCACCCATGTGTCTTTCGGTTAGATACTTTTGACTCAACTTATCTGCAAGTTTCGGAGTGTTATTCTCCTTATCTTCAGGCTTCCCTAAGATTTCCTCCAGCACATACAATTTCTTGTTGTCATAATCAACCTGAATAGCCAATGATGACATGAAAGGCGCAACGTTGAAGTCCCAGCTAATAATCAGCGGCTTCAGTGGGTCATAAACTTTTTCACGGAGTCCGTCAACCAGATGCTTTTCACCGTTAAAGTTGTAGTAAGCAGCTGCATCATTTGAATCAACATAATCCCAGTTGCCATATAATAGACGAGCCTTTACGGCAGGGTCTGTAATTTTATTGAGCGATGCTTCATATATTTGTCGGAAAGCAATGTCCGGATTATCAAATACTGAAAATGGAACATACGCCTCGCCCTCTTTACATACGATTGCATTACCTTCATCATCTTGAACAAATCTTGAACGAACCCAAGTTATACAAGGGTTGGTTGTCATCAAGAGCCGAGGAACCTTGAATGTTTCGTGAGTCTTCCAGCGAAGACGTGAAAACAATACTTCAATTGCTCGTTCAGAAATTTCAGAAACCTCATCCACAAAACCGATGGTCCACTCTGATGAACCCAGTCGCTCAAAATTGCTATCTGAAGGCAAATCTTCAAGTTCTTTCAATAGAATTGTCGAGCCATTCCAGAATGTCACGATACCTTCAAGGTTATTGATCTTATAGTTTTCACCTTCTTTCAATCCCCACTGCTTCATCACAGTCTTAATGGTATTGAAAGTTGACTCCTTCAAAGACTTGATAGTCTTACGAGCGATTACGGCTCTCAAATCGGGGAACCGCATACAACTACTTATAATCCAACAACTGCCAATGTATGATTTGCCACCACCAGCAGCTCCACCTCCCAAAATTAGCTGCGGGAGATTTTGAGAACCACATTTATTACATTGTGGTTTATACTGAGGATTGCCCTTATAGTCATATCCGATTTGAACTTGAATTATATGCCCACCACAATGAGGACAAAAGTCCGGCTGGAGCAGTTTCCACAATTCATATTGTTTCGGAGATGGCTTAAATTGAATCGTCAGTTGTTTTGGTGCTTTTAATCCATTTGCCATTATCTTCGTTTATGAAGAATAGCCGTTTGCTCATATGTAAGATAAAAGGCAGCTCAAATTCATCGAACTGCCTTTTATATTGCTTATTGATTAGTTTTTAACCATGCCAAGTTTCATCAAAATCATGCACGACATCAATTAATGCTTGTGCCATTTGTTCTTTTAGCTGTGTTACTACAGTTTGATTATCTGCATTCGATAAATCAACCTTATCAACATTCATTAGGTTTTCAATATTCACGATTACTTGTTTAGGAGCAGCTGAATTACTTTTATAATTTGATTTGTAATCATTGTTGTAATCATGCTTTCCTCCATTTAACCCATGAACGTCACTCTCAGTATTGGTTATAGGATTAAGAGATTTGTAACCCGCCAAAGCACCAACCTGACTTGGAGTATATGACAATGGCGAAATAGCTCTATTTTGACTCCGCCCAAAGTTCCTATTTGTATTCAATACATTGAAACCAGTATTTAATCCAGTATTAAAGCGGACGGAAGGAACTTGCCAATTTGAATTGAACGAACCCAAATTGTAATTGCCAAATGTGCCAACGGTGTTTAATGTACTTCCATTATAATTCAACCCGGGCACGAAAGAAAACCCACTAAAAGAGGTCGTATTAAAATGAGGCAGCATACTATTCCACATACCGCTCCAATTGTAACCTCCTATAGTTGAGCCTAAATTCCAAATAGAGTTATTTAAGGAACCAAAATTGCTGGACAATGTCGAGACATACAGTACATTATCATTCACTATTTGATTCCAAACACCCTTAGAAGCGTCCCACTGAAGAGTAAGATTGCCAAATTGTTTAATCTGGTTATCAAATTCCCCAACTATGTCTTCGCCAGTTCCTAAGAACGCCTGAGCTTGTCCAATCAAGGCATTGGTAAATGTCATTAAAGATTCTGCTGCCGGGCTACTGTCAAGTTTCAGCAAGCGAAGTGCTTCCTGAAGATCTTGCATAGTCTTCAATGCTGTTTGGGCATTGGTTTGAGCATCGCCACCCATATATTCATGGAACGAGCCATCCCAGAATCCAAATGTTTTATACCAATTACCGATATTCTCTGGTGAGTAGTTAGTCAAATATGAACTGTAATCTCCAATTAGCCCATTTTGCAATAAATCTACTATGTGACTTTCTGTAAGATTGCCACTTTCTTTCGCATTGAGATAATTATCAATTGCTACTCTCATTGGTTCCACGGCTTTTTCAAGCTGTTCCCAAACCTCATTTCGAGCAACGAATGAATGAAGCATACGGTCATACGACCAGTTATCTAATTCATATTGATTTTCATTAAATTGATCTGGACGAATAAGCCCTTTGAGCTTAGTTGGATCGTTTTCAGAACGGTAGAAATCCCAATACGAATTCCACTCAGACTTCGTTTGACCAAGCAGTAATCTACGTTTAATAGCGGCTGTTACATCAGACACTCTTTGAGTATAGAAGCCGCCATTCATTAATTCAAATGTAGCAGCAGCGTCATTGGCAAACGCTTTGTTGAGATTACCAAGTGGGTTCCGATAATTATATGTGACCGCACCATCACCAGATCCTACGCGATATTGATAGTTACCATGAGTGAGGTGTTCAAGTCTAAGCTGGTTACCTGACTGCCATTGAGAGAACATTGAGATAAGACTGTTGTGCTTATCTTGTCCTCCCATATCAAGAATATTTTCACGCTTCTCTTTAAATGCGCCACTTGCGCTATTAATAGATTCTTGAGCCTTTAAACCAAGAAGCTCTCTGGTCATATCAAGACGTTCTTGGATGAGACCATTAATATCCCCTTGTTTATTGTAAATAAGATTTAGATAACGCATGGTGGCGTCTGAGGAATTCGTGATGACACCGTTAGCTATTTTGTTACTTTCTGCGAAATTTTTGAATCCATCTACAACTTGTTTAACTCTTTCCAGATGTCCTAAATATTGCACGATACCACCTGCTATACCCAAGACCGCTGCTGCGCCCCATCCCCAAGGCCCACCAACCATTGCCGCAACACCAGCGGCCCCATATAGTCCACCAGATATTTGATCTTCGGTAGTTGCATCTTCACGAGTAATTTGAGCAATTCCAGCACTAATGCCAAGACCGCCAATAAGACTCCCTCCAACAGATTTGGTTGCATTCCATGCCTGCGCACGGGCTAATCTACGGTTGTATATTTTACGATGTTTCTTGTATTGGGCAACTGCTGCTGCATTCCATGCGTTAGCCTCAGCTTCTAAAGGAGATCCCATATCGGCATACATCAGATGTGGTCTGCGCAATTCCAATCCTCGCATAGCCTTGACTTTTTGGGCATGTGTGACACCACCGAGAAAGCCAAGAGGACCTCCATATAAAGTCTTGCCTCCATTTGCAACAGGGCCAACAACTGCGCCACCGGTCATAGCTCCATTAAGTTTCCACATGGCAGCCGATAAAGATGTGACACCCGCTGCGACACCTTTAATTGCTTGTAAGCTTAATATGATAGTCTTAAACGCAGCAAGCCCCTTTACCACCGGCCATATCATCAATGAGAATTTAGCCCAAGCCATAATTAATGGCTTAAAGAACTCCCACATACCATAGAATTTTTTAGACACGTCTACTATAATTTTACCAAATTCCATAAATGTTTTGAACATTCCTTGGAACATTTCTTGTGCGCGTTGTGTCTTTAAAAAATTGATGGTTGATTTTAAAAACTCACGAATAGTTCCTTGTATGCCACTAAAGGCTTTAACGCCATCGTCAGTAAACACTGAAGTCAATTGTGCCCATAGACCTTGTAAAGTGTTTTTCTTTTCATCAGCAAGTTTAGACGACATGCCATCAGATAAGAAGTTTTCAATAATAACTTCGTTCCATTTGGTTACATGGTCTGCAAGTGCCACAGCTCCTTGCGCAGCAGTCTTATGGAACAATCGGTAGAATTGATCCACAGACACATTATTATCGTGTAGCTGTTGAAATATTTGAACCAATGATTTGCCTTCAGTTTTGATACCAACTTCATCCCAAGCCGCTCTTTGCTTTTTGGTTGGATTCAATATATTTGCCAACAAAGTACGCATAGTAGTACCTGCCTGAGAGCCTTTAATACCAGCGTCTCCCAGAACACCAATTGCTGCCGCTGATTCTTTAAAATCAACGCCTCCAGCAGACAAAAGTGCTGCGGAATATTTATAGGCTTCAGCAATTTCAGTCAATGTGGTATTGGACATTGTGAATGTATTGGTCATTATGTCAGCGGTACGCCTCATCTGGGACGGATGGATGTTGTACGCTGTCATAATGTTTGTTACCAAGTCTGCTGTTTCCCCTAAATCGGTGTCACCCACCAATGCTATATCCGCAATCGGCCTAATAGCTTGATTAATAGCATCTACTTTTAGACCGGCCATTGCAAGGAATTTTGCCGCGTCAGCCACTTCCGTAATAGTGTACTTGGTTTCCATGCCCACATTGCGGATTGTGTTTGTCATCCCAGCGAATCGACCACTGAAATTGCCCTGTTGATCATGAGATTTTAGGATGTTCTCGACTGTTTTCATGGTATTATCATATTCAGCAGACTGAGTGACAATATTTGAAAACATCGAACCAATGCCAGCAATTCCATAGGCAATTCCCATACCTTTGAGCATATCTATCGCCATTCCGCCATTATTAGGCAGAGGTGTTGGGCCTAACAATTTATATGTTAGGTTATTTGGCTTTGCACTCCAGAATTGACGTGGAGTATAGGATGTGCGTGAGCCATAAGCATTTCGAGCACCAGACGGTCTCCATCGAGCAGCTGATTGGGTTGACGGAATGTATTTACCATCAGGAGTCAATGCAATTGGAGCATTTCGCATTTCTGGAGTGATTCCATGACGTGCTAATATAGCATCTCGATTGCTTCGTAAATATTCTAAACGTCGTGCTTGACGAGCAGCTTTCTCAGCAAGAGCTTCAGGGGTTCTGGCGGCACGTCTTGCATCCCACCTACGTTGAATATCTTCTGCACGATATGCTCTAAGACGTTCATTGTATGCGGCACGTTCAAGTTTTTGTTGTCGATAACGTTCTTGGTTTTCAAGTCGGGCCTGAGCATCTATCCTTTTCAATTCTCTGGCCGATGGCGTGCTATTAGGATAATGGTGTGATGCCCATGCCTGTTTAGCTCGTGGACTCCATCCGTATGGATAACGCTCATCGAGTGCAGCCATAGACATTTTGCGCATCCCATGAGGCGTGAGTGGGGAATGTCCAGTTTTGCCTACATAGCCAGCAGCCATTGGAGCCATAGTCTGTTGTCCAGATGTTGTAGTACGACTGCCACGACCACCTCGTACTGGCCCCATTGTAGTACCAGCCAAAGTAGCCTTTAGCTCACGCGCCATAACAAGCAATTCATTTAATTGCTCTTTAGCGTGAGCTGTATTAAGTTGCAATTGTTGCTTACGAAGACCTGCAAGTGTGTCATTAACGCTTTTGACTTGACGCTGCAATTCTGTCAAATGTTTTCCAGCACCAGACAAACTCGTTAAAGCAGTCTTAAATTTGTTAATCGCCTCAATTGCAGGAGAAGAAAAAACCTCTATGTGATATTGAACCTGATATTCCTGCATTGCTTAGTGTTTTATCAAGAATAGAGGTTATGAGAAGGTGGTGTTCGTAAAACAAAAGGCTACACGAGATTTCTCCCATGTAGCCTTTAGATATGGTAGTAAGAAAATTAGCCTATTGCCAATACGCGAATGCCAAAGCCAATCATTACGCCAGCGACTGTGAGTGCCCAATCAATAATATCGGCTTTGCCACCCCAAGCGTGGTCTTTGAATTCGAGAGCTGATGAGACAATAACGCCAGTGTAAGTAGCGCAATATACATCATCGGCTCCAAATCCTACAAGTGCTCCACAGCCAAGGTGCTTGCCTCGATTACTGGTATTTAACCACTGCCAGCAACGTTTGAAAAACTTCTTCATTTCGTTACAAGTTCCCAATCATGAGCGAACACGTCGGCAATCGAAGGAGTCCACGAGTCGGCCTGTCCACTTTCAGAGTTGAAGATTAAGCACTGAGCAAAGTAGTCAATGTGATCCACGCTTGCAAGAACAAGACGCTTGGCCTCTTCAGGGAGTGACTGCATCCTTGGAATAACCTCAGACGGGATGTGGGCCGGGACCTGCTTGAACACCATAAGTCCTTTGTTATTCCAACCATTGCGCCGGATTACAAAATCTTCACGGAGCATGGG